CTCAGTGACACCTTCTGCATGATTAATTCGCAGATCTTTACGTTCAAACGAACGAAAATCGGTATTCCGAACGATTTTCGTTATGTCCTCCCCAGTGTTCGGAATTTGTCTCCCCAGAGATATGACGCTTTTTTGCATCGGACAATCTTGATGAGTGATTCTGTTACCATGCAGGTCGATAATTATTCCCTCGCCCGTCGGGTGGGGTATTTGAATATGAATATCGTCGATGGCAATACGCTCAAAAAGACTTCGGACGTTCAGGCGACCCCTTCGGGGATCGCCGCCGATGCGAACGAGATGATCCGTCTGTGTCCCTGGTCCCGGTGTTGTCTCCCCGTCATACTGGACAAATGGAGGGATGATTGGAAGAAGATGAGATTCCAGCCTGATTGGTTTATCAAACCCTGGCTGGGTGGATTTGGCGTTGACCGTTGTTACGCCCTTCCCGGATGGAAACCGAACAAATCGGCCCGTCGGGTTGCCCGCTCATTTGCCCATGATCCCCGTTTGGCATTGTATCGAATGAAGAAAGTTGGCGTTAAGCTTGGCCGTTATATTCACGATCTTGTGGATTATAAGATGGTTCCTTTAGCTTATCAGCGTCCTTTGACTGAACTTGAAGCCCTTTTGGATAAAGAGGGTGATAAGTGGTTAGGTCAAATGATGTATGCCGGTCGCCTTTGTAACGGTGCCGAGATCCTTGATTCGGAAGCTGTCTTCGCAGATAAGTCTATATTGAAAGTGTTCAAACAGACCAAGTATCTTCGATTGAAGCCTTTTACCGATGCGGATTTCGAACTGTATGACTCGGTTCAGTTCCGGGCGAACTTTCGTGCCCCCTGTCCTCCCCCCGTTCCGCTGCTCTCGACGAGCAAAATCCGTGGTGGAGAAGTTGATGCCAGAGACCTCCCTTGTGATCCTCAGATCCAGAAGAGGCTAACTAATGTTCCGGCAGACTTGGGACGCGAAACCGATCATCCATGGTTTCCCAGTGATTGTTATCGCGAATTCATTCGACAGTCTCGACGAGAGGTTTGTTCGACGAAGGAGCGTATGGAATACTATGAGAGCCTTCCAAGCTGGAATGGTTTACGGGACGAAGTTTTGTCCCTGATCGAACCCCCAGACTTGTATAAGTCTCTCAAAGTTCCGATGACATCTGAGACCATTAAGGTCCGTAATGTTCTTCAGAAAATCCCATATCGGGATCGACTCGATCAAATGGAGTCCTTTTTGGATATTCGTAATCGGGTCTTTCCTGGCCATTACAGTTTTCTGAACTCTGAACTACGTAACCTGGATGATCGCCTCCTTTCCTTGGGTCTTGAGACCTATTCCGTGGCATGTAAAACCGATGCCCTTCAAAAACGCGGAACTGCTCAAAATCTACAAATGGGTGAGACTTACTCCGGAG